CTTATTAATATTTATAAATGATGTTAAACTTTTTATTACCTATATTATTAACTATTAACCCATCAAACAATACTAAAGTAAGTGTTAATGTAACTAACGTTCAACATATCCAAACTATTGGAGGAAGAGATGTTACTTTTGGAGTTAAAGAAACAGTTGAAGAATTATTAATTGAAAAAGGATATACCCCGGATGATTCATTAGGTATGGTAGTTCAAGTGAGTATAGACAGTATTTCTTCTCCTCAACAAATTGTAAACATAATAGGTTTACAATGGTTAAAAAAGGATTATTTAGTAGAAACTACAATATGTATAGGAAACAGTTGTTTTAAATCAGTTGGTGTTAGAAAAACCTTTATTTTTGCTGCATTTTTAAATGTTGAAAATAATGAAGTTCCATTAAACCGAAAGGCGTTCTCGAAAGCGTTACAAGAAAGTTTAACAAAAACAACAAAACAACTATAATATGAAAAATTTTTTTAAACAATTATTCGACGACAACAACTCCATTAATGAAAAAGCATTAGTAGGTTTTATAGCTTTCTTTATGCTTTGTATTGCCCTTATTGTAGACCTAGTAACAGGTTACATGGGTACTGCTTTAGTAATTAATGAATTTATTTTTGATGGATTTATGGTAATCATTTTAGGTTCATTTGGTATTGCCTCTGTGGATAAATTTTTGAATAAAAAAGATAAACACGAAGAAGATAAAGATATAGAAGGATAATGAAGTCTACGTTACTAGTATTATTATTATCCTTAACTACAACCTTTGCTTTTGTTTGTAGTTACTTCGGAGGATTAGCTATAGACAATAGTGAGCAGTATTTAGCTATAGTGGCTGTTGCTTTTATGGATGGATTTTTTGGTATAGTTGCTGGTACTAAAAAAGAAGGATTTAAAACTTATAAAGCTTTAAAAGTATTAAAAACAACATTTACTTGGTTAGTTATATTAACTGTAGTACTAATGGTTGAAATAGGATTTCCAGGTACATCCTGGCTCTCAGAGACTATTATAATGCCGTTTATAATATTTCAAATAGTTAGTGCTTTAAAAAATGCTTCAAATGCTGGTTTTATTAAACATTCTGTATTAAATAAAATTTTAGAAAAAATCGATAAACATAAAGATAATTAACTATGTTATTAAAAAAAGGTGATAAAAATGAACAGGTAAGACAACTCCAAGTAAAATTAGGAGTTGATCCTGTTGGTACATTTGGTCCTAAGACTGAAGAAGCTGTTAAAAAGTATCAAGCCGCTAATGGATTAATAGCAGATGGTATAGTAGGGGAAGCCACTTGGAATAAAATTATGGGTTCGGTTCCTGCCTCACCTTCCATAGTAGCTCCTCTTAGCCCATTTAAACTAGACAAACTAAAAGGACACATTCCAGATTCTGTATTAGCTCAGATTCCAGATACTGCTGCTAAATTTGGTATCACTAATCCTTTAAGACTTGCTCACTTCCTGGCACAGTGTGGTCATGAATCTGGAGGGTTTAAAGCGGTTACTGAGAATTTAAATTATGGGGCTAAAGGTTTATTAGGTACTTTCCCTAAATATTTTAATGCTACTACAGCTGCCCAATATGAACGTAAACCTGAAATGATTGCTTCTAAAGTATATGGAGGTAGAATGGGTAATGGTCCTGAAGTTACTAAAGAGGGATATAAGTTTAGAGGTCGTGGTTATATTCAATTAACAGGAAAAGATAATTATACGGCTTTTGATAAATTTGTAGATGATGATATTTTAGGAAATCCTGATTTAGTAGCAACTAAATATCCTTTAATGTCAGCTGCTTGGTTTTTTAATAAAAATGGACTTTGGGCTGTGTGTGATAAAGGAGCAGATGATGCTACTGTAACTTTAGTAACAAAACGTGTAAATGGAGGTACTATTGGTTTAGCTGATCGTATTAAACATTTTAAAGAATATTATGCGTTATTGAAATAATTTATTGATTTTCGACGCGATCTGCGAATATTATAAGATCGTTTAATATAGACATTATATAAAACTATATAACGATAATATGTATTAATGTGAATATCGATAAAATATTTAATTTGTTTAATGGTGATGAGTTTGATTCCTTAAAGGAAAAAGCTCAAGCTGTCGATGTTTCATTAGATTATAAAAATCATCCTTTATTCTGGGTTGGGATGTTTAAGAAATTAATCCAAAATCATCAAGTATTTAATGACCAATTACTTAAATTTTTTGATAAGTTAGATGAGAATTTGAGTACAACAGATGTTGATAAAGCAGGTGAATTTATAGTGTTTAATAGAGCATGGGATTATATCCAAAAAGTAGATCCAGATAATTTGGTTTGTCAAGAGGCCTTATATAGATTCGCAGATATACACCTTAAAATTGCGTTGGAATTATCAATAAATTATTTCCAAGAGGTAGAAGAATATGAAAAGTGTGCGCATCTCAAAAAGAATTTAGAATTTGTAAAACTTCTCTTAATTTAAGCTTGGAGTATCTTTTTTCTAATATTATATTCCAATCACGGGAAAAGGAAAAAAAAGAATAAAATATGAAAAATAGAGAAATAATAATGAGACGGTTGGAAAGAGCAGAGGGGGAAGTTGAGAAAATTAATTTTTTCTTGAATCGTGGTGGTTCAAGAGAACAAGTAGAAGAAGTGTTGATTACACTTCGTGAAGCTATTGATGATGCTAAAGCATTTATACAACAAGAACCTTTAGGTCCCGGAGAAATTAATAGATAATTATTTATGAACTTAACAGCAGAACAAATCCAACAAAATTGGATGAGAATGATGGGCTTTATTGAGGATCACATTTCTGAACCTCGTAAAACTAAATTAATTGAATTTTATGAAAAATATAGTGAGCGTTTAATGTTGATGCCTGCTGCTCACAAAAAAGAATACCATAATGCTTTTCCTGGAGGTTATGTAGAACATGTTAATCGAGTTATTACTTGTGCTCTTCACCTTAATGATTTATGGGTTTCAATGGGTTGTGATGCTACTACTTATACAAAAGAAGAATTAGTATTTTCGGCTTTAAACCATGATTTAGGTAAAATGGGTGATGAGGAAAATGAATCATACATTCCCCAGACTGATAATTGGAGACGTGAAAAACTAGGTGAAGATTATATGTTTAATACTAAAGTTCCATTTGCCTCTGTTCCCGATCGTGGTTTATTCTTACTTCAATCTCATGGCATCCAGTATACATTTAATGAAATGATTACTATTCAAACACATGATGGTTTATATGATGAGGCAAATAAGAAATATCTAATGACTTATATGCCCGAACAAAAACCTCGTACATCATTACCTTTTATTGTACACCAAGCAGATTTAATGGCCGCTAGGATTGAGTTTGAAAGAGAATGGTTACCTAAATTACAGGGTAGCGTGGAGACCAAAAAGAAACCATTTACATTGGGTAATAATAAATCAGCTCCAGCTACTTCTGCGGCCAAATCTAAAGCATTGGGTAGTGTGAAGAGTGAAGGGCTTAAAAACCTATTAGACAACTTATGATATTAATAATTGTATTACTCTCAATATTGGTCGTGACTCTTGGATTCACGACCTTTAATCTTCTTAAAAAGAATGAAAAACAAGAAGATATTTTAGCAGGTTACATGACCTACCTAAATAAAATTTCAGATACTATAGAAATGTCCGAAAAGAAACTAATGGAAGTAGATGCTAAAGGTAGTTTTAAATCTGATGATGAAGTAGGATTTTTCTTTGAACAAATTAAAACTATTCAAACAGCATTAAATTCATTCGTTATTAAAAACATTACAAAATAATGGAAGAGGTTGTTGTAAAAAAGAAGAAGAAGGGAATACAATACTTCACTCAGGACACTGAAGATGCTATTGTATTATATAATAATACTACTGATTTTGAATTAAAAAGTAGAATTTATCACGATAGAATTCATTATGCCTTTTTCAAACTTACCGAAAATATTATTCACACATTTAAATTTTATTATACTGAGGTAGATAATATTGAGGATTTACAACACGAGGTAATTACTTTCCTTTTATCCAAAATACATCTATTCAACCCAGCAAAAGGAGCTAAAGCATATTCTTATTTTGGGACTATTGCTAAACGTTATTTAATATTATCAAATCAGAAAAATTATAAAAAACGTATTGATACTATTGGTTTAGATGCTTTAGAGGAAGACGAAGAACATTCATATACTATTGATGATTCATCGCATGATGAACGTTTATCGATGTTTATAGATGAATTTGCTGATTACTGTACCAAGAATATTTATACTTTATTTCCTAAAGAATATGACGCTCAAATTGCGGATGCTATTTTAGAATTATTTCGTAAACGAGAACATTTAGATATTTTTAATAAAAAAGCACTT